GGCACAGCTGATGCCGCTATTGCATCATTTGCAGCAAATGACGTTATTGGCGTTGATGGAGAGTCTGGCACCATCTTTACTTGGGATGAAAGCATTCATGGCTACCTCGTAGAACTTGAAATGTTTATTCTTGAGACACCAACAACTGGTGATGATGATTTGCACATTTATGCTCACTCCTCTGCTGTTAATGCTAATGCAGCTGGAAATGGTAACACCAATACTAGTGTTGATATTACTACTGCTGTGAAGGGAAATTCAAACGCACAGGTTCTTAACGGTGCAACTTTCGCTACCGCTAAGCAGTTCTACATTGTTAGTGATGGTTCCGCAACTGGTACTTATGATGCTGGCATCTTATTAATTAGAAGCACAGGCTTTGCAATTGATACAGCAGCTGCTGATACTTTCGTGTAATATTCATAATTATTTCACTAAAAAAAGGAGTATTAATCATGGGTAGAAGAAGAGGGGCTCACAGCTCAGCTCAGGCGAAAGAAGAGGTTCAGACTGCTGCTAAGGCCAAAAAGCCAGCAAAAGCTGCTCCTAAAAAGAAAGCGCCTGTAAAAGCAAAACCCAAAGCTACAAACAAAGAAGATTGAAACAATAGTTTCATGAAAAATACAGCCCCCTCATCTTAATGGTGAGGGGGTTTTGTTTTATAATATACTATTTACTGAGAAAGGAGGCTCTAATATGCCAACAAGACAAATCTCTCCAGCCTCAGAAACAAGCACAGTTATCCTTACCTCAACCGGTTCGGCAGACTTAGTTGCTACCGCAGTCCCCTTTGGTATTTATACCGGTTCTGCTGACTTTCTTAGCGGCGCCGCGCTACAGGTAGCCTATGTATACAAGAAATTAGGTGGCGATGTTGTTGATATTGAGCTGACCCCTGCTAATGTTTATTCTGCTTACGAAGAGGCAGTACTAGAATACTCATATATTATTAACTTGCACCAGAGTCAAAACGTTATGTCGGACTTCCTTGGTATGACCACAGGAACTTTCGACCACAAGGGCGATATAAAAACAGGCCCAACTAATGTAAACCTTAAATTCCCTAGATATCAGTTTGCTAATGCAAGAAGAATTGGTGATGCTGTGGCTACCGCTGCAGGCTTTGGTGGCACAACTCCTATTTACTCTGGTTCCTTTCAGACAGTAAAAGGGCAGCAAGACTACGATTTACAAACAATTT